GAAAAGTATTGCGCATGAACGATGCAGAAATCGATAAGATGCAAGAAGAGATTGATGATGAAAAGGAAAAAGAAGGTCCTGAAGAAGTTCCTATGGGTGGAGGAGGACAACCGATGAACGTTGCTCCAGAAGAACCTGATGATGCAGAAGAAGTAGATTTGGATCAGTGAAGATTCAAATTTGTATAAATATAATTACAGAAGATTTAAAATCGGAGAATAAATTATTATGAGTGAACATATTAGAGGATTGATTGACGCCTTAGCTGACAAGGATTACACTACAGCTAAATCTGCATTTGACTCTGCACTAGCAGATAAAATGACAGATGCATTAGATACTCGCAGAATTGATATTGCGTCAAGTATCTATGACAACGGGTCTGCCGAAGAAGAATCTATTGATAGTGAAGAACTATCATCCGAAGAAGAATAATTTTTAAGGGTTACATACATGAAACTCATTACAGAACATCTTGACTCTAGCATTCAGGTATTAACTGAAGCTAAGAAAGATGGAACTAAGGGATACGCCATTGAAGGTGTATTCATGCAAGCGGAAAAAGCAAACCGCAACGGCAGAATCTATGAAAAGAAAATCATGGAGTCTGCAGTCAATAAGTATGTAACCGAACAAGTTAAAACAGGTCGTGCAGTTGGTGAATTGAATCATCCTGACGGACCTACAATTAACTTAGATAAAGTTTCACATCGCATCACCGATCTTCACTTTGAAGGAAATGATGTGATTGGAAAGGCGTCCATTTTAAATACTCCTATGGGTAAGATCGTACAAGGTCTTCTTGAAGGTGGTGTTCAATTGGGTGTCTCTAGTCGTGGTATGGGTAGTCTTGAGAAAGGCAGCGATGGCGTTATGCGAGTCGGTAACGACTTTATGCTATCAACCGTAGATATTGTACAAGATCCTTCTGCACATGATGCTTTCGTTAATGGAATCATGGAAGGTGTCGAATGGATATGGGACAACGGGTTGCTAAAAGCTCAGCAAATTGAGAATTATGAGACAGAAATTAAAAGGCAAAAAGTAGCGGGCTTTCCGAAGCGAAACTACGTGTCTTCCAAGATTTCCTCTCAAAACTTTAACCTTATAGGAGTATGCTAATGTCAGAGAAAACACAGGATCAAGAACTTGATCTAGTCGCTGAAGACATTACTGTGGAAGAACTCCAGGATGAGCAAGTGAGTGAGAACGTTGAAGTTTCTGATGAGGAAACTAATGACGTTGTCGCTGAAGATGCTGATTCTGTAGAAGAAGCTACAGATGCTGAAAAAGAAGTTAATGGTGATAAAGCAGCCGCCGAAGTTGCAGATACTGTAAAGAAATCTGCACCAAAGAAAGCTGAAGCACCTAAGACCAAGTCTGGTCTGATTAACGCTTCTTATAAAGCAATGTCACAGATGACAAAAGAAGAACTATCTTCTCTCTATGACACAATGATGAATGTCCAAGAGGACGCAGAAGAAGCAACTGAAGAAGTTGCCGCAGACGATGCAGTCGTTGCAGAAGAAAACCAAGTAGAAATTAAAGTCGACTTCCAAGAAGACTTGAATGCACTTGTTTCTGAAGACGAAACATTGTCAGAAGAGTTTAAAGATAAAGCAGCAGTCATTTTTGAAACTGCTATTAAGTCTAAACTATCTGCAGAAATCGACCGTTTGGAAGAGCAGTACACAACTGAACTTTCCGAAGAAGTAGAGCAAGTCAAAACTGACTTGGTTGAAAAGGTTGACGGATACCTATCATATGTTGTAGAAAACTGGATGGAAGAGAATAAAGTTGCAGTTGAAAGCGGACTACGTGCCGAGATCGCTGAATCTTTCATTACAGGTTTGAAGGGTCTCTTCGAACAACATTATGTTGAAGTTCCAGATACTAAGTATGACTTAGTTGACGATTTGGCAAGTAAAGTTGCTGAACTCGAGGAATCACTCAACAAATCTACTGAAGACAATATCAAACTAAGCGAACAAGTTTCAAACCTTCGCCGTGATCAAATCATCGCAGAAGCTACTTCTGGTATGGTTGAGACCGACGCTGCGAAACTTATGTCACTAGTTGAAGATGTTGATTTTGAATCGGCAGCAACTTTCTCTAAGAAAGTATCTATCGTTAAGGAATCATACTTCAAAACTGCTAAGTCAGTTATGATTGATGAGTCAACAGATATCGCTACAGACGAAAAGGGTGTTATTGTGGAGTCTTCTCCAGTAATGTCACGCTACGTTTCAGCGCTTTCAAAAACTACCAAATAATCACATAGGAGAACAATAAATGTTCAATTCAGAATCTCTACAGGAAAAGTGGGCTCCAGTTATCGAGCACGCAGAACTTCCACAAATTAAAGACGGCTACCGTAAAGCCGTTACCGCTTTGGTTCTTGAGAACCAAGAAAAGGCTATGGCCGAAGAGCGTTCACAACAGTCTTTCCAGTTGCACGAAGCTGCTCCAGCTAACGCTACTACTGGTGGTACTGGTAACATGGCAAACTGGGATCCAATCTTGATCTCTTTGGTTCGTCGTGCAATGCCTAACCTAATGGCATATGACATCGCTGGTGTTCAGCCAATGTCAGGTCCTACAGGTTTGATCTTCGCAATGAAGTCACGCTACACTACCCAAGGCGGTG